GTGCTTGCAGATGGCTTCATATGTCCTAGCAGCAGACCTGCAAAGACCAAAATAATTACTGTCAAACCAAGAATGCTCCTTGTAGTGATCGGAGTCACTTAGCAACTCACGCAAAGCTTCATTGTCTGTGCCGTCAATGAAATAGTGAGTCTTGGTCTGGCGAATGATTGTCGGTGCAATCAAGTCGCGCTCACAATGGTCATCGTAAAAAACTTTGCCAATCTTAATAGTGTTCATTGTTTTTACCTCTCTTTTGATAGTGATATATAGTTTATATATGTAGTGTTTGCATAACGTCAAGCAAAAAAAACACATGCCCGCTAATTAAGTCGAATTAACGGGCATGATATATTTACATATCTATTGCAGACTTGCTTGGGATCCACGTTATACTGGGACGATATGGCTTTGTATCGTCATCTTCTACATCATCAGCAAAAGCATCAGGCGGTAACATATCACTAGCTCTTTGACAGGCTAATTTGTTCGCCGCTTTCTCTCTGTTATGAATTTCATCCATGCCATGGACAGATGAAGCACCAGCGTTCTTACCTTCATACATGTGGCGATAATGTCTTGCCATTGTCATCCTCCCTGTATGTTTCCAACACTGCTTTGAGCAGCAGCTCAGATAACCAGAGCATTTGTTCTGGTTTCATTGGCTTACGATATTGGACTCCATCAATCGTAATCAAGATATGATCCGGGTACGGGTGAATCAGAATCTGCTGCGGGTGTTCCATAACAAGAACAATTCTACTTATTCAGCAGCCAAAGGTTTGTTTTGCATCAACTTCGATGCCTTGACTCCGAGATTATACAAAGCCTCTTGCATAGGATTGTCAGATGCCTTACCCCGACCCGACATAAATACCTCACATGCCTCTCCCGTTTCCGGGTGGTAACTAACTGTAACAGACAAACCCATCCCGACATCTTCGGTTACACATGGTCTACGATCTGGTAATTTTGACATGCAATCCTCCTTATATATTATCTCTTGCTGTTACAGGCTCATACTCTCCCCGACTCATTGGACCGTTCACGGAACCTAACCATATTTTACCACCAGCGGCTGTAAGTTGGAACTTATCAATGCGCCCTGCTTGCTGTAAATTACGAACATATCCTTCCAATGTTTGCTTCCCGATGCCCTGTAATATCTCAGGAGCATCAGCGTCCTCAGATCTCTTATGCACACCGTTGTTGCCACTCATATGGGTAAGAGCGATGCCATCTCTCTCACACTGAATAATCCAATCAGCCATAGCATCCAGACGCATATCAAGAGCAGAGCCAGTGCCAAGCGCCTTGATCTCATCTGTGCGATCATTAAGTAAGCCCGTCATGCTATCCCGAACAAAGTGCCTTACTTCCCTAGACGCAGGACCATTTGACTTGACCACCGCACCATCGAAACAGCTATTGCGCTGATACGACAAACCAAGACGTTCACATGTTTTCTTGCCACGGGTTGTATCTACCTGCCACATGGCAAATGATGATCTCACACCATCAACCAGAGCGGTTGTACCCCGAATCAAGTTACGAGCCTGTTCTGGTGTCTTGACCACTGCATCATCCTTGATCTTCGTCATGTGGTGACAAACCAGTACAGATGCACCTGTTTCTGTGGCGATCCTAGCCAGCAGACCTGTCAGAGCAGCACCAGCAGCAGGGTCAGCATTTACGTCAGCATGTACAAAAGATGCGAGTGGATCAAAAACAATCAGCTTCAAATTGTTCATCTGTATGATTTGTTCGTATATCTTCTCAAACTCTTCAGTAGTCCCGAACTCACCCCCGACCTCATTCAAAATAGCAAACACACCACCCACATTGGGTAATGACACGATCTTTAAATCATGAGCGTAACTCTTGCGCTCTTCAAAAGGATCAAGTCTTTCAACCCTTCTGTGCATTTCAGCCTCATCATCTTCCGCAGTAAAGATCACCACGTTACCGAACTCTTTAACCAGCCCACCAAAGGCAGTGGTCATAGGCTTGCCCGATGCGATCTTCATGCCCATGTCTAATGTCATCATGCCTTTACCAGCGTCACCAGCAGCAGCAAACAAGATAGGCACACCCAACGGGAATGTTGCATCAATCAAGAACTTTTGTTCTGGTGCATGCCCTTCAAATCGGCTGACAAGAAACGAGTTGTCCAGCAGATTTATATTTGTCTTGGTGATCTTTGCTTTGGCATTAACGAACTCTTCAATGTTAAAACCTTCGCTAAGAGCATCATGAGCATCCCAACCCTCTGGTTTGCCCATGGGTGGCGTCAGCATTGTGACCGACTTTGCGCCAGCAGCTAAAGCCAAATCCTGAATGAGATCCGCTAAACGCTTACCGCCTGTATCATTGTCAGGCCATAGGATTAGCTCTTTGCCCTGCAACGGAGAGAAGTCAAACTGTGGCGCTGTTTTCTTTGTAAGCGCTCCTGCACCACCAATTGTACAGGTTGCTGTGTATCCTGCATGATTCAAAGCATCTGCACATTTTTCGCCCTCTACCCATACAACACGATCAGATGCCATGATATTTGGTATGTTATACAATGGTCTAATGTCAGGAAACTTGGAGTAAGATGCTCCTTCGATGAATGGCCTGAACTCTTTTTTAGGCTTGCCCTTGGTATTGAGCATGGGATTGCCAGCTATATCCTTGACGTTGTAGCGCCGGACAGAAACGAGTAACTCACCATCAGCATTGGTGTACAAATATTCTGCATCATATGGAGAGTTAATATTATATTGGGGACGTATTGGATTCTCGACTGGTGCATTATCCCGAACAATTTGCGGCTCTACGTTATCAAGATAGTCAGAGAACATGTTCTTGATCTCTGCCATCTTCATACCACGAGCCTCCATCAAGATCTTGACGATGCCCCCGATGCCAACGCCACCGTTGAAATCTTGCCCCTGCATGAAGTGCGAGGATTGTGGATCAATGTCTATCTTTAATGATTGCCCCGGATCACCAAGCAATGATCCGATGTAAAATGTTTTTCCATGTATGCGCCCAGCAGGAAACGTGTCCTGTAAGATCCGAATTTGTTCAGACCTTGGAACCTTGCGCGAAATATCTTCGACTAAATCATGTGCCGATCTACCAGATGTAGTATTGCCAAACCTCACCACACTCATTATATTGTACCTCATCAAGCATTGTTTTTACCTACGGGGTGGTTCACGCCACCCCTTCTTTTTCCCAGCAAGTGTTGCGGAACTCACACCACTTACATGCAAAGTAGTCATCGTTTTGCGCCACACGAGGCAGCATTTCTTGTGCCTGTGTTGCCTTTAATATGTTTACAGCCTTGTCACTTGTTGCTTGAGCCAACTCAGCGTTAAACGGAACCATCTCAATATAGATCTCGCTAGTGTTCTTATTGAGAACCGTAAACACACATGGGTTCTCTGTCAGATCCATGTAGGCCTGATAGAGAGCCACCTGTGCTGCATAAACTGGATTAGCTTCTGCCACGCCTTTACGAACAAATTCGTTAAACTTTTTTTCGGAGGCAGACTTACATTCCCATAACATGGGATACGAGAGGTGTAATGGACCGCTACATATTACACCGTCAATATGTCCACGGACTTCACCGTTAGCGGTCTCAAAGCCAAATTGTTCGCCCTTCTTTTCCGTGCGTAGGTCAAACCCGGCGTCACGAAAGTACATGATCATCATATCTTCGATTGTGTGACCAAGAGCAAATGTTCGTAATGTCTTTGCAGGAAACCCTTTGCCCTCATCAATGGGCTGATTCATATACCTATATTGAAGTTTTCTTGTGCATGAGTCGCCAAGAGATGAAGCGCCAAGATACTTGCGCTTTGGCTGTTTATCTTCTTTTTCAACAATAGCCCGATCAAGTTCCCTGACTATGTTATCAGCATCAGAAGGGGGCTTCTGCTGCGGCTTTTGCTGGTGGATTGTACCTGTTAAAAAGTTCTGTAAGGTATTCTTCTGCGTAGACATCTTCTAGCCCTTCTATTTCCTTTATAATCACCATCATGGCTATTACTTCGTGTTCCTCTAATTCAACAAGTCGTCTGTCCCATCCAATCCTGCCGAACAATTCTCCTACTTGTTTTAATGCACTGTCCT